ATAATTCAATTGAAGGCATTACTAATCTTTCTTCATAAATAAGCATTGCCATATCCTCATAATGCTTTTTAGCAACTGAAACAGTATCCGTTCTCATTCCAACTGCCTTTAGTTCATTTTGAATATCAAATGATTGCCAACGATCAAATGTTACCAAGCCTATATTAAATCCAGTTCTTCTTAAGTTTTGAATCCATTGCTTTACCTCTGATAGGTTTACTGGACCCTCAACTTTAGGTTCCCACCAAACCACTGCATCCACAACAACAATAGGAGCAACCTGTTCATAATCTTTAATTACCTGAACGTTAACCCACTTTTCTACGTGAGCAATGGCTACAGCACATTTGTCATGCTTTTGTGCCAAGTCAGCGTGAACATAATAGGTCTTATCTGGATCAGGTTTAAAGGCTTCATCAAATCTTTTAAAATTATCTATAGGGTTTCTACCAGTCATACAGGCTCTAACTTTTTCTACCTGCTTAAAAAATGCATCTGATGAATAGGTTGGAACGCATGCAAAACGCATCATTGCATCCCCAAGGTCTGTATAAAATGCTAATTTGAAATCGTCAATTTTTCTAGTTGGGTTAACTTCCCACGTTGGTCTTTTTAATGCAAACACTCCAGGATATTTATATGAAACAATTTCATCTTCTTCCCACGAAATATCAAACGTATTACCCACTTCATCTTCTGGTAATGCTGGATTTAAAATAAACTTATGGTTTTTTTCAATAACATCTTTTTCTAAAATAACATCATCATATCTTTGAGATATAAAGTCTCCAACGTATCTTGGAAATGATAATAAAACTACTTTTCCTAAATCTGGAAAACGAGAATCTACTGATCCACGAAATGCTTTGTAAATATTTTCTGCAGTCTTACCTTGTTCGTTTCCTGTTCCAACTTCAGAAGCAAAACCAGAAATCTCATCAAGCACTGCAAGTAAAAGATTTAAACCTTCGTGTGACTCTCTTTCTGAATGTCCAGAATAGACTGTAATAGATTTATTAAACTCTATACTATCTGCCTTTGCATAAAACTTTCCCACAAACCATGGTGATTTCTCAATCTTAGTTTTAAATCCTTTAAAGAAAACGTTCTTAGCCTGTTGTGCGTTAATGGCAACGTTAATTAAATCAATAGCATCTCCAGATGGTTTACCAAAATATTTAGCAGGATCTTTTAAACAAAGTAACTTATAAACAATGTAGGAACAGGCAACTGTAGAAGTAAAATCTTTACCACTACCCTTACCTAACTGAAGAATGATTTCATTTTTAGTATACTTGTTATAATATTCTGTACCTTCTTTTTCACCCAACAAATCTATTAGATCTTCTTTTTTATAAATCTGACTCATGGCTTCAACTATGTCATACTGAATCTTTGAAAGTCCAGGTTGACCTAAATAGTCTTCATGTTCAATAAATGTTTTAGCGTCTACTGGAATTTCTTCAAATGGATTATCTTTTAATACTTCTAAAAAATCATCAAACATCGTGGACAACTGTAACCACTTCGCTTTCCCTGGCAATGCTTGAAAGTCGTCTCATGATTTCGTCACGTACTTGTGGATACTCAGAAGCAATATCTTTTAATATATTCATAAGTACTTCTTGTTTTCTTTCTATTTGTACCATCTCTTCTGCTAACTCTTTATTTTCTAAGAGCCCCGCTTTTTGCAACATGTCAATTCTTCTAGACTCAATATCTAGGACTAATTTAATTCCTTGACTCTTTGCATTTAAATTAGCAGTTGTTGTTGCATCTTCAATAACTTCATAAGCCTTTGTTATTAGTTTACTGTAATGAGTGTCTGCTGCAACCAATGCTTCTTTTGCTCTAGCACGGATAGCATCATTAGCGGAAGCCATAACTTTCCACTCATTAATTAAACTAACCACTTGTTGTCTTGGTATTGCAAGTTCTTTAGATATTCTTGTAGGGTCATTACCTTTAAGATATTCTTCAACAACTTTATTTACTTGATCTAAGTGCTGCACTAAGTCTTGTTCAGTTGACATTATTTTTTTCCTTATACATATCATAAAGCATGTTTGCCCACACATGATGGAATGCTGTTCCGTAATGTCTGCCGTCTCTAGCAACCATTGTGAATTTATCATCTTTGTGATTGTTGCTATAGTCAAAAACTTCTTTTTCTATTTTATTCATCATCTTTGGATCAGTAGTAACATAATAATTATCTAGATTACATAAACTCAAAAATGCATCTGTTCCTCTAACATAAGAAAATATAAATAATTGTATGTTATGAGACTTACAATATATTTCTAAAAACATTAAATATTGATACAGATATATTGCTAAGGTTGAAGTAAACATAGCCAATGTTGAATTTTGTTTTACTAAAGAGTGTCTATAGTTCTCATTTAAAGAATAAAACAAATCCATTGGACCCATTGGTTTGTCTAGTTCATCTCCGTTATCTGAATTTAAAGCATAAAATCTATTTAAATCTGGCAAATCTAAAAATATTACATCTGGGTTACCATACTTATCTATATATTTAAATGTGCTTGCAACAATATCAAAAACACTTTTTCCAGGAGTTCCTACATTATAATAGCCAGAAACCTCTTCATCTTTTCCAATTAATTTATGTAATAAATATGACCAAGTTTCTTTTGTATATAGTCCCTGTCCATAAGTTACTGAGCAACCATTAAAAAATATGTGCTTGCCTTTGTGTTCTTTTGTAAACTCATCTGATCTAAAACCCTGTTTATTTGGAACAAATTCATCTTCTGGAAAATCAATCCATAACTGAGTTGTATCTAACTTTTTAGAATCTTTGTAAAGTCCTTCTATTAAATTATTCCATCCAGTTAATTGTCTTGCAAATGGTAACTCTACTTTTTCATTTTGTAGCAAAGCCTTATAACTCTGTTTAGCCACTTTTGAAAATTGTTGATTCAAAGTTTCGTACATATTAATACCATCTTGTTTATCTAAAGGTTGATACTCTTCATTATTATTATCTTTTGAAACAAAAACATTTTCATAAACATCTTTATCTGTTCTTTTTTTGTCTGGATCCCAGTCATTCACTTTACAATTCTCCCCTAGTATAAACTTTTGAAACTTTAAGTAAAATTAAATATCCTATTAAATCATCTAGGTCGTTGTCTCCGTAGAACTCAGAACCTCTTGATATCCTAGACAACTTATCATCAATTCTTATTTTTATTTGCTCGTCTGAACTTGCTTTAGAAAATATTCTAATTGGATCAAGAGCAGAATCACCGTATGATTTATTTTTTTCAACAAGCATACTTTTAATATTGTCACAAACATCAGCAATTGTTTGTTGAGTTGTCATAGTCATCTTTTTGATTTCCTTAATCCAAATTTAGCCAAATATACGTATACTGTTTCTACACTACAGCCACACTCTTTAGCAATTTCTTCTGGTGATCTTCTATCCATAAGATATCTCTTACGCATAAAAACTTCGCTAGTATACATTTTACCAGAAGCCATCTTATTCATCACCCTCTGTATCAATAATATCATAGTTATAGGAGTTAGAGTCTTCCATGATCCATTTATTATACTTTTCAACATCCCAAGCATTAGTATTAATTAATCTATCTATAACTAAAGATTTTTTAGTAACAAAAGATGGTTCATATAGGCGAACCCTGTTATTTGGTTGTATAGCAAAATTGCCATCATCACGTTGAATAACATGTCCACATTTATGTTGTCCTGGGTTTTCAGAGTAGCCATCATCTAAGATATTTCTATCTGGATTGTGCCAATCTAAAGTAAACAAATATTTGCCAAATATATTTTGTTTAGTTCTATCCAAGTAAGACATCTTCATATTACTTAAATTTTCAAACTTAGTTACTGATATATGTGGACTAAAAGAATTCCAAAGAACTAAATTATATAATGGTTGTTCTGGAGTATCTGGCTTGGTACAAAAAGCATTGATTGGCATTCTCCACCAAAGACCACCGTCTTCCATTAAGAAATGAAATAGCGGACTTCTTGACTTTACACTTGACACACCAAAAATTACTACAGGAAAATACTTATCATGAGAATCTTGTTGATCTCTTAAAAAGTTGCCTCTAACATAACACTCTATTGGTGGAATGTTTGCATTTAACTCTGGCACTATTCCTCAATCCTCATAGCCTTGTTCCAATTATTTATAGCCCAATGACCTATTGCACATGCATCAGCAACATCATTATCACTTATATTTTTATCATATATGGTGTTAACAAACCTTATAGTTCTTTCTTTTCTTAAATTTCTTTCGTATGTTTTATACCAAGACTCTGACTTGCCAGGATTTTGAGTTGCTATTAATACCTTTTCTTCTTTTGATATCTTCTTATTACCTATAAAGTTTTGCCAGGTAATTGGTGATACTGATCCTATTGTAGATACCCCGCAAACTTTTAAAGCCCCTATGATGGCACCCTGTACAAGGGCTAAGTCTGCTGCAGTCTTTGGGCTATTCATAAACACTGTATGCTCTATTACTACAGCATCTATATCGTAAAGATCAAACAAGGCTTGAGTCTTTATACAAGCGTCTCCAACTTTTTCATATGTTGTGTTACCAGTAAAATTAATTTTTCCAAAAAAACCAAGTTGTTTATTATTATAAACAGAAAAAGCCAAACTGTTTGTACTTGCATCTATTGCACAAATATTGTTAGGCATAACCTCTATGCCCCATTTATTCTTTGTCATTAATAATAATCCTCATTTTCTTTAAAGCCTTGACAACTTCTACTGGATTAATTAAACAAAAGGTACAGATTGGTTCATCATTATATATTGATAAATCATTACCACAGTTTTTACATTTTCTGGTTTTACCAATTCTTTTTTGTCTGCGTGAAATAACATATCTTTCAGCAATTTTTTCTTTAGTTGCAGACTCCCTGCACTCTTCAGAACAATATATCTGATATGTTACTTTTGCTTTAAATTTGTTTTCACACCATTTACAGTTCTTCACCAAGGTTCTCCAAGGAATCTATTTTAATAGTTCCCGCCTCTGCTTCAGAGCATGCTTTTTGAATTGGACATCTTGCACAAATTTTTGAGTTAGATCTATAATTCCTTTTAGGAATAGTTTTATCTACCCATGCTTTGCGAACTGTTCTCATCCAATCAAATGCCTGGTTAACCCACCTGCGGTAATGATCGTTTAGTTCAATAGGAAGTGTAAGCAACTCATGATTATTTTTATTTTCATAAATCAATACACCCTTATCTTTTTTAAATACTTTCATATAAATAAGAACTTGTTTTAAATGATCCATCTTTGGTTTTCTGTGCATTTTTCTATATTCAAAACCTTCGTTTGGCACAGTTTTAATTTCACCAACAATATCAGTTCCGTTATAATGTAACATAGCATCTGCAAATCCATTAATGGGAGGATCGTCACACTTTACTGCCAACTCCATTGCTGGATGTATTTGTTGATTATACTTTCTTGGTTCTGGATCCATTTCTAAATCTTCTGCAAGAACTCCAGATTTTAATAAAGCATCTTGAATTCTACCGTGACTTAGATTACCACCTGTTCTATTTGCAACACCATAAGCATCTGCATTGTCTTCCCATACAGTTCCTTCAAAAGCAAGATACCAAAATCTTGCACATTCTCCATGGTTCCAAACTATTGTTGATGGAGAAAAACTATATTTTTTTGCATACTTAGGTTTTAAACCTACGGTGTATCCTTTTTCAATTGATTCGATTAGACCTTTAGTAAAGTCTGTATCGCCATTGTGTATTTCTTTTTTAACCATAACTTGCTGTAGTAAATTTTTCATGTTTATCCTTTTAGTATAGTATAGCAGACTATCGCGTAATGTATTTAAGTGCAGAAACTAAATCATTGATTGACTCTGCAGCAGTATAGTATATGTTTTTCTTTGCTCTATCATTTTTATCAACATTGGTCATCCAAGTTGCTTTAAAGGACATCTTTGCTGCAATTGCTTGCAGTCTAACTATTTCTATAGTTGCAACGTTCATTGGTATATCTGGTTTAATAATAACCTTTGCAATAAAAGTTAATGCTGTAGTTAACTCTTCATCCTGCATGTACTCTGCTATTTCAGCAAGACCGTTAACCATTTCTATTGTTGTTTTACCATTTTCAGTTTCCAAGACCAAAGCCTCCATTATCATTTGCTGGTATATCTATTTTAAATCCTTCTTCGTGGTACTGTGTCCAACTTTGTTGAAACCTTGGGTGTTGATTTAATTCATCAATATATTGTTTTCTTATTTCAGGATGATGCTGATTATCTATTGGATTTTCATCTCCTGTAAACCTATAGTTATCTGGAGGACAATAATCAAAACTAACTATTTCAACATACTCTCCAGGCTTCCAATGCCTCTTGGGTCTCCAGTGAACCTGATTAACTGCACTAAACATCATAGCATCACCATTTTTAAGATCATAGTGCTCACCATCAATCACTAGTTGCCAATCATCTACGTTACCGCCAATTTGATAATTAAACGTAACTAAGTTTTCATCAGCATCAATATGTGGTGGAAGGGATGGTGCATACTTTCCATCTCCATATTGCATATCATATTTAATATAGTTATAATGACACAACTTTATTTCTTCTTTATAGACTGGTTTTGCATATGAGTCCATGACGTCTTCAATTTCTTTTGGACATTCAAACTCTATTAACTCTCTAGACATTATTTTTATTTTTTTAGGATAAAATCTATTCATTGCTGAAATTGTTGCATCGTCTGATTCTATTAAATCATCAACTACAATGTTTCTATTTTTTTCAATTACACTTCTTAATAGACCTGCTTGCTCTTGTGTAAATGGTTTATTTATATAAAATGGCAGTTGTTTATTATATTTATTAAAATCAGTTAAAAATTTATGCATAGTGGTCATTAGTATGATCCTTCTGTTGGATTTGAACTAATGCCTGGTGTTTGCTCCCAAACATTATACTGATAATCTCTTTTACTTATAATCTCTTCTTTTTCTTCTTTGGATTTAAAATTATTAAACTTAGGAACAAAATGTAAAAACAAAGCCTCTAAAAATTCTTCATCTTTAAATTCTTTTTTAGGTCTCCAGTGAACTTGATGTGTTCCAGAAAATGTTAGTGCTTGATTGTCATCAAGTTTAAATGTTTGCTCAGACTTCCAATTATCAACAACTATGTCCCAATCAACATTAGATTTTAATTGCACATCAACTGTAAATCTTCTGCCGTCAAAAGCATCGTCTACGTGTGGGAATAACATTGGATTAAACCAAAATTTTCTACAATCAGATATTGTTTTTTGATATCTAGAAAAGTTATATTCTGCAAGAACCAATCCCTCACCAACAATACCTTCAGCAATTTTAGTAACCTTGTTTATTATATCTTCTGGCAACTCAATGTGCCAACTTACATAACTTAAGTATTGTTGGAAGTCTGTGCGATCAGTATTTTGTACTATGTTGTATATTTTTTTTATTTCATCTTGTGTAAAAAAATTATCTACAATTTCATTTGGAGCATCTTTATAATTCATTTGTTTACTTTGTCTCTACTAATATAGGTTGTCTTTCTATGCCAGTTTTTTCTATAAGTCTGTGAGACCAATATTCTAAAATAAGTTTTTGATCTTTGCTCCAAGGTCTATGATCAGCATATGCAAA